GCCAGATTTTCGCAAACATCTTTATGCCCCCAAGGGTATTGGAATGAGAATTAACCGTAATGGTACTAATATCATCTGTTGGTTGTCTAGTATCAGTTTCTTTTGAATTCATGAAAACCGGATCAACGGCCATTTCATAACGGGGATTCTTGACAATGGCGAGGTGTTCGTACTTCGCGGAAACTAATTCCCGGTCATACGGAACATTATTATATGTGCCGCCATTCGTATAATCGTTCGCGTACCAAGCCGTTGAGACACCCCAACCGGATTGAAGTAGCTTTACGGCTTCGTCGTCATCGACAACAAAATCCGCAAACCACAAATCAGAATTTGATTCATAGTCAAATTTCGCTACGCGACCGACGACCTTAATTTCTTTAAGCGACTCCGAATCAATCGGCTGGCCTGGATGTTCAATTGTGACGGGTATACCGAAAGCCGTTGCCGACATAGCTTCAAGAGCATTTTGAGGGACAAGAATTGTTTCGTCTGGATAGGCGACAAGTCCCCGCCGCATACAAGGCATACGAATCGTTTTGCCTACGGTCATTTCGGCCATGTTATTTTCCTTTTAAGTCGTCTTTTGCTAATGCGTCCCCAATACGATCTAGTTTAGAAAATTCTTTTATTTCTTCTAAGGCGTCATCAACTTCAGCATAGGTCAATGATTTTGTTCTTATGGCCTGCAAAATTTCCGCAATGCTCATTTTTTGAATTTCTGTTTTTGTTTTGCGCGAGTTTTCCGCTGATTTAGTTTTTCCGTTTTTAGCAATCAGAGAATCAAGAGAAGCTAAATCATCCAATTTGAAAGTAGGGTCGTTATCCCATAGGACAACCGCTTTTGTTATTCCGCCGTCATCGGTAAAATATCTGATTTTTCCGGTTTGAGACGGGTTAGATTTCAGACGAACTGACATTCGTTCTTTTAATTTATTTGGATTAGCGGTTTCGTTGTTAGCATTATCCATCCGATACTCGCTCGAATACCGACAGTTTTTTGGGTCGAAAGTGTTGTTCATTGTTTTTTATTTCCTCATTTTTGATTTTACAAAATCGGCTAGTCTATCCAAAAAATATTCGTCGATAGCTTGATCGACCGGCGTTCCTTTTTGAATCAAACTTGCGATGGCATTGGCGGATTCTAACATTTGAGCCAAAGCGTAAGGATTATAACTTTTGCTTTTTTTTTCTTGTTTCTGGTCATATTGCGTAACAATAGAAACAAGTTTTTGTCTGATTTCTTCGTTGCCATTATCCATCCGGTATTGACTCGAAAACCTGCAAGTTTTTGGGTCAAAGGTGTTGTTCATATCCGTCCCCTAAATTTATTTCGCAACCGGCCTCGATCAAAGCGTCAACTATTTGACTTAAATACATCTCGTCAATGGCCTTAGCTTCGCAAGCTGCGACGACCAATTTTAACACATAGTTTTCGGCAATATTTTGTTCCATGACGCGATTCATTTTTTATTCTTCTTATCCTAGTGGACTTATAATTATTTCGATTTCTGCTTTGAAGGTTTGAGACAAAGATTTTACCTTCGCGTCAACAAATATACTATTTATTTTGTTACTAACAAACCGCATAGGTTCGCTGTGTTCGGTTTCTGGAACACAAATCAAAGTAGCATACGGAGGCTTTATTTTTTTGCTTTGTATTTTCCATTTGCATGATTGCAGAACGTTTGAAACAGCCAGCATTGCATCGTTAAAGCCCCTCTCGCGAGACTCTTTTATGGATTCGTTAACTTTAAATCGATGGGCAAACTGACTCGAATACCGACAGTTTTTTGCTAATTTTTTGTCGATTTTTTTTAATGTATTAACGTCGTACCCTGCCGACATAAGCCTAGCATCAACTTCGCCCTGAGCATCAGACGTAGTTAATCCTTCGTCCTCAAGTTTTTTTACTTCGAGAGCATACTCGGCCTGAGTTTTAGGGATTTTTGAATTGTTCTTTCTGTTTAAATCGCGCACCGACAAACCAAGTTTTTCGGCCTTGTCTTCAAGCGTTCCTTTGATTGCTTCGTGCTGGCTTTCTGTCAATCTATTCCCGTCTTTCATGGTTTTTACAAACCACTTTACAGCCTCGGCAAACTGTTCTTTTGTTGTAATCGACCGTATAGCCGACAAAGTCCATGCGGAATCATTATCCATCCGGTATTCGCTGTTACGTTTTATTTCAGCGCCGATACCGTATTTGGAGAGGATCTTTTGTAATTGGTCGGAAAGCTCTTTTTGTTTCGGTGAACAAGCAAAGGCTTTCATGGTCAGCTTAAACAAACGATTGGCTTCCTTTCGGTCTTCCGGTGACATCACCTTCCAAGGGTCATCAAATCCTTTGAATCCTTCGTTAGTTGATGTCGGGTCTTTTGCGTTCTCGACAACGTGCCTGGAGCTATAACGATTTTTTGTTAAGTCTAAATAGGTCGGCATTTTATAACCCATATTCGCGAGCGAAACGATCAAGGTCGGCAAGCAATTCAACTTTTGACGCATACCTCATACCAATTGGTTGATTGGTTTCCGTCGAAACAAAAGACCATTGATTTGGCGGAATTTTGCAATAATTCAATTCTTTAAATCGAGTTTTGAATTGTTTGTCTAAAGCCCACTGGGTCCAATTTTGTGATATCTTTGGCTCGTTTTTGTAAACAGACTGATATTGACGACTAAATTTTTCTAGTTCGTCTTGTAATTTGCGATATTGTTCCGGCGTTCCCTTTAACTTTACGGCTTTGAGATTTTGCTCTAGGTCGGCAATTTTTTTTGCCATTTTATCTAAGTCATATTTTTTAGGCTGTTCTTTAAAACGATCTTTAACTTTTTTAATTTGTTCGTCGTCCAAATCCGCAACCTCTTTAGGATGAGGCTGTATTTCTAATGCGTTTTGAGCTAACCCAGAATCGACAAAACATTTGAAAGTTGGATGCCAGTTCATTTTAATCCTTTCGGCTCTCTAATTTTTACCCATTCTTTACCGGCGATTAGGTCTAATTTTTTTTCTATAATTGCGCCGCCCATTTTTTTTACCGCGTTTTCTAATTCAAAATATCTATCGGGGGCCACATGACCGCGCAACGTTTTGTCATCAACTCGATCCCACATATACATAATGGTATCAATCATTTTAAACCAATCGTTCTTCGTTGCATTATCCGTTCGCCACTGGCTCGAATATCGACAGTTTTTTGGATCAAAAGTATTCAATTTAAAACTCCACTATTGGTGATGCCGTACACCGGCAATTAAAATCTTCCCCTGGATGACCGCGCCTTCCGGTAGCCTCATCGACTATTGGCGGATTAATCCAATCAAACACGCGACGATTCAAAATCTTATGATCATGTCTGACTGCGCCATCCCCAACCGTCATCCATTTATACTTCTTGATGCCAGAGGCTCGATACTGCGATTCTTTTAATTGCGCTGTATAAAGTGCCGTTTCTTGTCTAGCTATAAACTTTGCCCTAGTGTAGCTGATGTCGAGGCGACCCTCAATTTCCCTTATTAATTCTGACCGTGGTTTCCCTGCGAACACATGACCTTCAACCATTTGGCGGAGTTTAACGACTTCTTCTTCGGCGAAATAAAGAAGACTTTTGTCGATGTTTTCACGGAATTTCTTGTCCAACGTTGTTAGAATTGGCTTCGTTACGGTAGTAACGTATGCCTCATCGACATAAATTCGTTGCTCTTGCGTTAAGTTTGGCTGAACCGCCATGACATCGAGAACCGTTTTTTTAAAAGCAGCGGAAGTCTTATTTGACACCTTGGACGAATATTTCTCAAGGTCAAGAACCTTGATTTTTTCGAGCATGGCCTTTGGCATATCAGAAATTTTTTGCAGGAATTTCTCGAGAATTGTTTTGTCGACGGCTTGGCTTGCCGTGACTGCGACGGCCAAATCTGTAGGCATCCTTGGCAACGGAAGGACGTAAGCGTTACCTTTCGCAAGCCACTTCGCGCCGATAGATTTCAATTCCCTTGATAACGTCGCGTTCCATTTTTTAGCCTGGAATTTGTCGCCCCGGTAGTTCACTGTTCCTTTTTTAATCGCTTCGATGAGCGGCGATGTTTTTGCGTTCTCCGAAACCGTTTCTTCGAAGTCGGTTATCAACGGGTCATAAATAACTTCTTTGATCGCGGCTTCTAGGCATTTCTGCAAAGCGGCTGACCATGCGTTTTTAGGCTCTATTGGTTTTAGTATTTTTCTCATTCCGCGTCGTAACCGCCTTGGGATTCGGCCTCGACATCTTTTGTCCCTACTGCCATATCGTCCATTTCGTCTTGCTCAATCGCTTCGTTCTCATTCACATCGACCGGGAAAACTTTGCTGGCGTTGATTTGTTCGACGCACCCTTTAGCTGTTAGAAGTCCAGAGCGCATAGCCTCAAGACACCTAGACAAAGCAGCGGTTTTCATTTCCGATTCTTCTTTATTCGTCATCATGCGTAGTGGTTTATATTCGAACCCGATTGATTCCGGCACGAATCCAAACACTTTTTGACAAGAAAGTTTGAGCATAAGCAGCAAACCCTGCTTAATTTTTGATCTGATTTCCGTCTCGATCATCGCGTTGTAATTCTCGATGTCGTCTTCACCGGAATTGAATCCGGCTGAACTAATGCCGAACAGCTTAGTCATCGGCATACGACACTCCGATGCAAGGTCGATTCTGATTTGCTGTAAGATTTCGGACAGACCACCAAACGACATTACCTTTTGTTCGTATTCGTCTTCTTTATCGACGACCAATGCGTTTTGATAGTTTTTGATTTTTGCCGCCGCCGCGATTCTTCGAGCGGTTAGCTGCGCCCCATCGCGGGATGCAATAGCGGAATTGAAACCCTGAATCTTGAACACATCGACTTTTGATTCGTCCATCAATTCGAAAATCACGTTTTGATGTTTCAAAAACGCATTATACGGCCTGACAAGTCGCTCTAGTTCGCTGACTCCCCAACCTCCGAATTGACCACGAATCAGGGAAGGCGCGGCCTTGCCGTTGAGTTTTAGAACGTGCGACTTATGAAGTTTGTGGCCGTAGTAGTTGAAGGGACATTCCCTGTCGTCTTTTTCAAACTGATCAAGTGCGCCCATACCTGCCGGCATATAGGACATTTCCCAACGGTCGGCTGCGTAAAATTCTAGTTCTGTTTCAGGAGTGATTTTTTCAATTTGCAAAGGCTTGTCTGTAGGCTGGCCGGAATTAATGATGACGGCTCCGCCACCAAAGAGCCTTCCCCATTTTACGGCCTGAGCATAAGTCAGCAAGATATTGTTTTCATCAATATACTGGGTCAATTTTTTCAAGTCAACGTCGTCAAATTCATCGCAGGTGATCGTTAGACCGCCGCGCAATGCGTCGTCAACCGGCTGATCCGTTAGAACCTGGACAATGCCATGCTCCTGATACAATTCTGTAATAAGCGAACGATTAAGGGTAACGGATGACCAACGGTTATTCCATGCGAGCGTATTCGCTTGGCTTAGTTCCGCGCCAAATCCTAGTCCACCGCCTGCGACACCTTCCACGAAATCGCTGAGGCTATTCATTCGAGCGGTTTGCGTTTCTTTATTTTTTGGTCGCGCCATTTTGTTTTATTCCCGTTCTTAGAAAAATCCAGAATCATAGATTGTGGTTTTTCGCTTGATTAGATTGCTTAGAGCATACCTGATTGCGTCAATAATGTGATTCTGTTCATCCATAACAACTGGAAGAATTTCATCGGTGCGCTTGTCTACTTTATACCTGTATGAAGAAAATTCGGCCAAAGTGTTTTTACATCTTGGATGAATGATAATTTTTTTGAACGACCGGATGAATTCAATTCCATCCTCAACACTGCCAGACCATTTTGGCGCGGCCTCGATATTCCAGTTCAAGTTTTTCAAGAATGAGATTGTTTCCGGTCTTGCACAATCGCCCAGAATCTTCCATTTTGTGCTTTCTGGAACCGATCTAAAAAATTCGGGTAGCTCGGTCAACTCGACCCCATGCCCATAGGCTTCATGGTCAATGTATAAATTTTCATTACGAACAAAGCACCTAACAAGCGTCGAGGGGTCCTTGGCAAATCCCCAATCCGCACCGAAACGGAAATGTTCGCCTGAACCGGCCTCGAAATCCTCGACAAAATATTTTCCTTTGAAAATCAAAGCGTCGGAATATGAAAGGGTATTGCCTTCCCAAATATGAAGATATTTATCGTAATCGGTCGCCTTGCAGTGTTCCATTTCTCCGCGAAGGATTTCAGGAAAATGCGGATTATCTAGCCAGCTAACTTTTTGAACAATCGCTTCCGGTGGGGGCGACACAATGAACCGCTGAAACGTCGGGTCGTTGTCAAAACAGGGATTGAACGTGATGATGATTTTACTGTCAGGGTTTCGGATAGTCGGTATCAGGATGTCCCAAGATTTTGCGCTAACCTTGTCGGCTTCCTCGACCCAGCAAACATCAACGCCTTCGATACTTTTAATACTGTCTATATTATGGGCAAGTCCTTTGAAAATGAACGAACTGCCGTTATGACATTCGATTTCCTGATTCTTTACCCGGAACCATGGCGACAATCCGCTATCCGCGATAACGTCTGATAGTAGCTTGTGAACCGAGTCACCAATAGAAACCTGAAATTCCCGCGTGCAAAGGAATTTGGTTTTCTTTTCCAAGGCGCGACAAACTAAATACCTCGCAACGCTATGCGATTTCGCCGACCCTCGACCGCCATAAAAAACGTGGTAGCGGTTAGGCTTCGTTAAAGTCCTGTATTTTTTTGGGACAGTTATTTTTATTTTATTCGTTGTCGTCATTACCGTCCAATGCAAAAACAACGATTGGAGCATGAGAAATTGCGACCTGGCCGTGGATTCCGTTTTCGATTTTGTCGCTCCAGCCGCAATAATTTTTCAGGCACAAATCCAACATTTTTGTATTCGGCGTTTCGCGGAAAGCCTCACTTAATGCTTTTTGTAATAACTCCGATTTTGTATGAGCAACCTGTTCATTAATAAAGACCGTAAATGTTTTATTAAATTTACGTTTTATAATTTGCGTAATAGTGTCTTCGCTGCATTTAAAAAACGCCGCGCAATCCGCAAGCGACGGCCTAAGTTTTGCCAAATTTTCTAATTGTTCCATATCAATTTCGATTTGCTTGCGGCCCATAGGCAACGGCTTTGGAATTACATCGTCGCCTGGATACAAGCCGTCGGTTATTTTTTGTCTCTTTTTCACAGTTTATCCCCCGTTTATCCCCATGATGTTGCGATTCGCAAGCAAGCGCAACCACATCCAATTAAATATTAATGATTTCAACGAATTACAAGATTTTTCTAAAGTTTTTCGAAAACGTGCCGATACGTCTTTATAAACGGGGGGGGAACCATGAAAACGATACCTGAAAACCACTTTTACCGCGTGGTGGAAAAAGCCCGCGAGGTTCTTGGTCCGAATTTGAAATCGTTTCGCCATATTGGCGGGTCGTATTACATCGTCCGAGGCAATGAGCTGAACCCGGCAGACGACACCTTTTTTAAAATCAGGTTGTCCGATCACGAAAGCCGTGAACTGCCTAGGTCAGATTTAGATTTTGTCGGCCATGATTTTGAAGAACTTTGCAACCGCGCCATCGCGGCGCTCGATGCTGAAAATAAAAAAGCCCAGTCAAAAATCAAGCCGACGAAAGGGAAACAAAATGAACACAATTAAAACCCTTAAAGCCAGTTTAGACGGCTTTGACACGCAACAACAGCTGGACGCTTTGAGGGATGGCGCGTTTTTATCAAACTTCATAGTGACTCAAGACGAAGTCGAGGAATTGTACAACGATCTTATGAAAGCCAGCACGAAGGGAACCGACAATGACGACCAGAGTACATATTCGAAACGAACTGGCAAAAAACATTGAAAAAAACTTTAATAAACTAATGGAATCCGTAATGGCATTAAAAAAAGAAATTGAAGAAAATCATGCTCAAGTCCGAGTTTTAAATAAATTCGACTCTGAATTTCACGATAAAGTTGAATCCGTTCGAGAACAACTTTCGCCAGCAAGAAATAAAATCGGGTCAATCAAATTTGGTTATGCCAACAGAACTAATTTTCCCCGCTCAATGTTTCGCGACGATATTTAAACCGCAACAAGGAAACCAATGACAACAAAAAACAAAATCAAACCATTGTTTACTAAAACTCAATTGTATATTTTAGAAAACGCCTTGGACATTTTAATGAACGATCTTTATCATTACGATCCTGACTTTGAGGGAAGCGTACAAGCGACCGCCAAAGAAAAAAAATACTTTAAAGACATTCAAAAACTTTATTTATCAATTTCAACAATGGCTTCAGAAGTCGCCAGTTCGGACAAAAAACGGTCTAAGTGCATCCGGACATGAGCGGGTTTTAAAAGCCCTGTGTCCAATGCGTATGATTTTAGGATTGATATTGTTTGACTTGAGAGTTGTTTTATCGAATACGGCTTTTTTTCCGGCCACATAGAATTTATATGGTGTTCAAAAAAATCAAAATAATCATCATAATTTGCAATTTTTTTTGTCATTAGTTTATTTCGCTCGGACTTTTCTTTATGAATTTCACCTTGGAAAGCACATTATCGTCAAAATGATTTTTAAGAAGTTCAAGCGACTGCACAAGATCATTCTCGCCATCATAGATTACTAATGTTTTATTTTTTTTATCTTTTATTAGCTTATCCGCGTTTATGGCAATGCAAGCAAAAGTTGAAAACAAAGTTAGACTGACTTTTGACATCCCATCCAAATCTTTATTAGATGCAACAATTGCGCCTAATTTATGATTTGTAATATCTCTTGCCATTACCCACAAAATTTCTGCCCATTCGAAGTTTTGATTTTCCACGTTAGGCTCCGTGAATCGGGTTATACGATCCGTCGAGCCTGGATAGGATTACCTCTGCCAGTTTCAAAAATTGATCGTGTTCGGCCTGATATGTCTGGAGTGTCGCGCGCATTTCGTTTATGTCGCTGGCGATGTCTGCAACGGCTTCGTCAAGGTTTTCTTCGTAATCGGCCATTCTGTCTTCGATTTCTTTTACCGAAGATTCAAAACTTGCAAGGCTTTCTTCAATTTCGTTCACCGAAGACTGCAACGATGCAATATGGTTATACGGTTTCATTTTTCTTTCTTTCGTCAATTCGCTTTAGCAAAAGCGGCAAATATTTCGGCAAATCGTCATTTGTCTGATTTTTAAACAGTGACTTTAAAAAACTAAAAAAGAAATTCAAAACGGACAATCCTCCGACACCGTATCGGATACCGTATTTTCATCGGCTGATTTTGGTCCACGATCTCCGACAAACTCGATTCGCTGCGCTACGACTTCCGACCCGTAACGGCGTTCACCGTCTTTATCGTATTCGTAGTTATTGATTGTGCCTTCAATTAGAACCTGGCGACCTTTTGCCATATACTTCTGAACGCTATCGGCCAGAGCGTCGAAGGCTTTTACGTTATGCCATGTAGTCCGATCTTTACCTGCGCTTGTAGCTACGGAAAACGCAACGATGGATTTTCCGTTTTTACCAATCGGTTTCGGGTCCGTTCCCAGTCTGCCCATCAGGATTGCTTTGTTCATTTTTCAGTTCCTCAATTTTTTTGTCGTCATACTTATAAGCGGCCCCACCATTAAGCACCCATTGATCGAGTTCTTCTTTGTAGAACCGCCAATTTCTGCCCAGCCGATGACAGGGGATTTCACCGTTCTTTACCCATTTGTGAATCGTACTCATCGACACTGCAAGGTAGCTTCTAGCTTGTTGCGTGTTTAACATAAAGTGTTTTTTCCTTTTTTGTTGTGTTCGCTTATTGAACCTTAATTACTAATTTTACGCAATAGTCGGGTTCTTCCCTCTTACTTACGCATGAGCCTGCTTACTCAAGACGTAGGGATTGCCCGGTATCACTGACCGGCTACTCGGACCTTCACTCAATTATGGGGTCTGACTAAATATCTAAGGAATATTTTGGAAATTTTTTTCTCAAAATGCTCAACAGATACTTGGTAAGAACCCACAATCTACTTTGCAACTAGCGTTACCGCGTCCCGCAAAGCACCCTCCCGATTGGAGAGCTATAGTCTAAGTCGCTTGGATTTCTCCCCAAGCATTTAATCCGTCGATCAAGGTTCCCCAATGGTCCGAAGACCAAATCTTTTTACCGACGACTGGATTACCCTCGCGGCCATTACCGCAACGTTGTCGATTTCAGGTATTTTGAAATCGAATCCCATAGTTTTTAGGCTTTTTGGTTGATCGCCCTGGCCTAACAGTTATTCCCCACAAATTAAGCCACATTTAATTTCAATTTCGGATTCATAGCGGCCCATATCTAACGGCAATTCATCCAAAAAAACCTTTTTTCTTTTCCCATCTTTTGCATAACTTTTACAAATTGCGGCATTTAGTTCGCGCTCTTGTTTCGCCATACGGTCAAACACTTCCGGGAAATCAAGTCTAATTTTATTCCAGTAACCAGCCTGGCCTTTAACGCATCCAATACAATTATTATTCTTGTAACCAAGTCTATACATTTCAGGAATATTTATGCCTGCGCTTAATATTTTGTCTATGCAGTCTTGTTTTGTTAAGTTTTGCTCTATTAAAGGAAACCATGCGGTTACTTCTGGATTATTTGCTAAAAATTTATCTGCGCGTTTTTTCTCGGTAGCGTCAAATCCGAAAACCTGTAAATCGTTATTTAAGTCTTCGAAGTTTCGTCGCACTAGTTTCTTCATTTCGGTAGTGCATCTTGCGCCATTAACGCCGCTCAAATATCTGGTTTTTTCAAAAACCTCCCAAACGCTGGCGTACTTTTTTGAACGAAGTATAATTATTTTTTGATTAAACCATTTTTCGCAATCGGCAATAAAACGTAAATTATCAACGTGTTCTGCGCCGGTGTCACAATAGGCAATTGTTACCGGACCTTGTTCTTTTGCAAGTTTGACCGCAACAGCACTGGTAACACCAGCTGAAAACCAACAAACAACTCTTTTTGTTGCTTTATCCATGTTTATTTTCGTTACGTCTTAATATTAAATGTTTGACGTTTATTCGCCCTGGCTTGACAGTATTGGAAGGAATTTGGTATTTTCCAAATCGTGTCCTCCAGCACCGAAACCCGTTCTATCGAAAGCACCTCAACTCTGCTTTTTTAGATCGGGTTTCATTTTACTTATTTTTACGTTCGGGTAAATGTTTATTTTTACCAACCAAGAATTTTCCGGAGTGTTCACCCCATTCAACCATGACTGATTCCAAGTCGTCGATTGACTTGATGACTGCATGAAATCCACCGGCTGATATGATTTCATTCTGCCAGTGTTTTTGTTCTAAGGTCATGCGGCCAGAATCAGATTTTAACTCAAGGGAAAAAAATCTACCGCGCTCTTTTCCTTGGCATATTCCGGCAATGTCCGGGAACCCTTTTAAGGGATTTTTTCGAAAAATCTGTTTTCCGCCGACACTATGAATTATCGCGCCCAGAGGCATACGCCACCAAACGATTCTATGGTAGGTCAGCCACTTCGTCACGGCCAATTGAAGCTGGCTTTCCTTCATTAGTTTTGCAGAGCTATTATCATTCCGTAAAGTATCGCTTTGGTTGGTTTAGACTGCAACGGATAATATTCTATGGCCGTAATCCATTTTTGAGAGAATTTTTTTTCTCTAAGACGTTTCCTGAGCCAGACGATTTCGTCAGGATTCAGTTGTCGCGGCCTAGTTCTTTGGTCGTCTCTGATTTCTGCCTCTGTAGTCATAATTCCTCATTTTATCATCGTTACTTTTGCCGATAGTTCAGCAAGTAGTGCTTGGGTTTCCCCGTTTGCAGTCTCGCCGGGAAGTCGCGGAACGGAATCGCCATAGCCCATTTTACGACGCTGGATCACGGCCAATGCTTCCCGCCGCCATTGGGCTTTCATGGTCGATAAATTAAAATCCGTTAGGTCATGGCAGACTTGGGACCAACCGCCATTAAGCCTGACCACTTCGACCCCAAGGCTACCAATTTTTTCGAGGATTGCTTCCGGCCTGGCCGTATACCCAAGGCGAGCAACCGCGCCGGAAATCAATGAAGCGGCCATTGACGCCTCGTTTTCGTCGTCGAGAACCGAGAATTTTTTTGGATCGAGAATTTCGAGCAATTGCCGGATTGTAGGGAATCCGTAATTTGGCCTACAATCCACAGCCAGACGGGTCAAAGCCATCGCCGCGTTGTCGAATCCGTATGGCCCTAGTGCCGCCGCATATAGTCCGATTATGTTCCTGGTTAGGGGAACCGCGCACAGTTCAGCTACGCCGGTCAGAGCCTCGATGAATTTTTGTTCTGGCGTCGTCAAACCTTCCCCTCAATTTCGGCCAGCCATAGTTTACCGGCTGATCTGTTGTTTTCTGTTTTTTCAATTTGCCTTGCCATAGACTGATTAATATTAATTCCGGTATGTTCCGTTACACCAATCTTATTAAGTATTGTCGCCTGTTGCAAGTCTTGGAGCGGATAAAGTCTGTTAAAATGATAGGCATCTTTTAATAAAAAATATCCTTCGACGGCTTCCTTGGCTTTATCGACTCCTAGATTTTTCACAAGATTCTTAGCTGCACCGGCTTCGACGGCTGTGATTACCGGCGATTTCCCGCTGAATTTTTCCCTAAAACACCAAACGTAATGGGCAATCACTTCGTTCACGCCTTCGATTTTTTTCTTAGTCCACCGGCCACTGGACGCTGTTTTTGCTTTTGCGCTGCGTTTTTCCGCGCTTTCTAACGCCTCGCGGTTCCCCTTGATGATAAATCGACCTTTGTTATCTTCGAGGTAATTCGCCTTCAAAAGACAAATAATCAAATCTTCTAATTCTGAAAATGACCCTTGTTCATTCAACTCAAACCAAATTGCTAAACTTTCGCCGTCACATTCGCACAGACCTTCGCTTTGGCTGGCGTGCCACAGCCTCAACAATTTTGCTAAAGCATGATCGGTCGATGTTTTTAAATAAGCAGCAAGTCGCTTTAGTCTAGGATCGGACCATGCCGAATCCTCTATGACAATTCGAACCATTAGACCGCCGCCTCAATTTTTTGTTTTTGCTTTTTTGTTTTTAGTTCGGCCAACATTGGCCTTAGTTTTTCGAGGTCGTCGGTATCAAAATCGCCCAATGATTTTTCGACATAAGATTCTAGGTCAGGAACCGGCACGTTTACTAAATCAAACGCCGCGACCACTTGCTGTAACTTTTCTTTCGTCACTTTTTTGTTTGGCAATTCTTTTTCAGCGGTTTTTTTCTTCACGACAATTTCATGGGAATCATTTTCTGGGTCTTTAGGTTCTTCCGTGGGAACGGCAAAGACCTGGAGAATTGCGTATTTGTGAGCCACTGACATCGCCTTGTTTGATGCCTTGTCCCCGCTGTCCATTCCCTCGCCGATAACCGTTGCCGTGATCCTGCTACCGTCTTCAGCGGAAATAAAATCATATTCGATTACTAGAATCCGATAGATTATAGCCTTGCCTTGGTTCGTCTCTTTTAATTCCATTTTGCTATCTACTACTCGCGGAACCGTAAAAACTTTATATTTTGCGAGCAATGGCTGAACTGCAAGATAAACGTCATCTATCCCCCGGAACGAATAGCCTTGTGCTTGATTTCTTTTGTTCTTTGCGATGCCGCCGATTTCGCCCATGATGTTATTGATTGCGCTATATATTTTCATTTGTTCCATTTTCAAAAATCAAAATTGTTTTCAAAGTTAAAGTCGGCCCATTTTGGCAAATCCCAAACATTTATATTTTTCTCGTATCCCTCTATGACGTTTGTTTTTTTAACGTGCGCGTACTGCCTAAGATAGCGTTTATACATTTCTCGCCCGTGACAAATTGCCGCGTCGGAAATGAGGTGAACGGATATGTCGCAGTCTTTTGTTTTTTCAACAGCCACGATTACAAAAGGCCAGCCGTGACCAGTGACCTCGCGCACGATGTCGGTATAGTACGCCGCTTGGATGTGATATTTGTATTTGCCGATATCGCGCTCAAAAACCGGGGGATAGGCGCACATAGTAGTTTTTAAATCGACAAGAAAACACATTTCGTCGTTATAGTTATCGAGCCTGCACCGCTTGATTATTCCTGTTTCGGAATCCTTTGACCAAAACGACGATTCTTTTTTGCCGCCCTTAAAAAACCTTCGAAAATAATCGTCGTCAAAAAAACGAGCGGCCAGCCGGTCAACAACGTCCATTTCGTTTTGTTCGAGTCCCGATTTCCCAAAGTTCGCCGCCTCCCAATCAATCGCATCTTGTTTACCTATTTTTGTTCGCCGATCAAATTTTGGTTTAAGAATATATTTTTTATCGAACAAATCCGGCTCAAGTAAAGCGCAATGGATTGCCGATCCTAGTTCCATCGCTTCGCTAGGTTTCGACGGGTGTTCCATTTCCCAAACGGCTTTGGCCGGTGACATCTCAAACTTTTTTAAATCGCTCTGACTGACGCCTGGACTTGCCCTATAGACTTCTTCCGGGCAATCAATCGGTCCAATATGATTGCTAGTTTCCAGTAATTTCTCGATCGCGGAAACAGTGTTACATTTAATCATTATTAAATGACCTCCAGAGCCAGTAACCATGACGGGCTATTGTCATCGCCGTAACCGTCAGGTTCAACGGTTTTCCCTGTCACCGTTTTGCATAGGCAATCCGACATCCATTTTCTAATTGTCGTTTCGGAGGGGATTCGATAACCAAAATAAATATCTAGTTTTCGAGTTTCGATTTTGTGGGTTTCGTCGCCGGAATTAAAAAAGCAGAGTGTTCCGTTTTTGCTTTCCGCTGGATTGGGGAATGTAATCACTCCAGACGTTCCTACCGGCAACAAGCCGCCATCCTTTAACTTCATTTCTTTTTTCAGTCTGACCAAGTATTCGGTTTTCATGTTTTCCTATGCTCCATGTTTTCTTGTGGCTAACTCATGGGATGGGTATACCAGACTGAACAGTAAAAATAAACAAGAATAAAGAAGATAAAAACAAAAAATCTACAAAGAAATGTAGTCGAGGGATTCAATAACGTCGGAATTTGTTGGGAAGGATTCTAAAAATGATAGTAAAAAACATTTTATTGAATTGTTAATATCAATATTATGCTTTTTATAAAACGACCTTTCGCCGCCTGAATGTAAAGCCATGTGGTGTTCGTGTGTCAGGGGAACGGTTAGAAAATCACTAGGCTTTAGTCCGGTGCCGCCGTTGCCTAAAATTCGAACATGGTGAGCCACTACGCCGTAATCCGAGCCGGAAACGATGCAAGGCTGATTCCTGATAAAATCAAGGTAAAGTTTCGATCGGTGGGACTTCACGGCGTAAAAATTCGATTGCCGGATTTTGGCGGTTGAATTTGATAATGGACCCATCCCTTTGTGTATTCAGGATTCTCGATCCAAAGACCACAGGCTTCTAAAATCTCAACGTGGTTGACGGACCAGCGGCCTAACGATCCGTCGGGGTCTGCAATGTCGCAGGCTTCACAGGTTAGGTGCCTGGATTTCGGTCTGCCATCGACCGCGCAATTAAGTTGTCTCGGTCGGTATCCGCTCGTTACAATCATGGGAAATCCCCAGATGTCGCGGAGCAAATTTATCGAACGCAAAAGACCGCCTAAATTTTGTTCCATGGTTCCGTCAATCGGAAACAAAATGTCGCGGCCTTTTAAAATTTCTTCCCGCGAAATCAATCTGCCATCCCCTGCGCTACGAGTAATTCGCCGACATCGCCGCCTTCAAATTCGACTTCAGCAGTTAATCTTCCCGATCTGTTTTTTTCGTGAACAAAACAAATCACATCCTGACCGATTAGATTTTCCGAACACCAATTTTCGCAGGCGTTGGGATCACGCGCAACAACATTATAAAGCGAAACAAAATAAAAAAAGGTGCCTGCCTCGTTATAGGCAGATACGGCAAAAGAAGTCGGCCCGATGACACGGGTAATCGTTCCGGTTACGGTAATCATGGAGCCTCCTAAACCGTGATAAAATGAACACAGATAACTTTATCACGCTGGAGGTGTAGTTATGTCTTGGTTGGTTTGGTCCCTTTCGATTGCCAGAGTAATTTATGAATCCGTGAAATTATTTCTCGATGTCAAAAAAGACCTGTCTGGCGACGACGAAAAAAAATGCGTCATAGAAATAGAATCCGCAAAAAAAAAGTAACAAGCAAAGATTTTATGAATTGATAAAAAACCGTAGAAAGGTCCACTAATGCTGCGACTTGTCTTTGTTCTGCTTTTTTTTTCGACCACTTCATTCGCCCAAGATAACGGTCGGCTGACCGAATCCGATTACGATATGGCTGAATCATTTGTCAAAAAAATGTCGCCTGCTTTCAGCGACCGTGACGCTTTTGCTCGAAAGACTGATTCTGCAATTGAAGCCATGATTGGCAATACTGCTAAGGTGCTTAAGAAATTCAAACACCATGACTACGCGGAAAAAATATTAATCGAATATAAATCACATTATAAAACAGCCGTTTTCTGTTCTGTCTCATATTGCACAAAAGAAATCGGCGACTATGATCCTCTTTGGTTATGGCTAGAAAACGTTCACAATACGGTTGAGGAAAAAATCGGCCAAGATTGGTGCAAGTTTTTTCATGCCCACGATATGTACATTTTTAATCACGCCGTTCCGGTCGTCTTCGATCCAGCGTCATATCCTGAAGACGAATACCTCGATCATTTTGCGGGTCATCCATCGACTAAATTTAAATGGGAACATCACGGCCTGGCCGGTGTAGTCAGCTATTGGTCGGCCTATACCGTTTGCGCCGTCGGGACTTATGGAATTGGTCCTATTGCTTTTGCTTGCACGCCAATTTGCGAAGTCGTCGAAAGGGTCGTCGATAAAAAGATTGCGCCGCCGATCGCCAGAAACATTTGGAGGGACGCACAATAATGAATTTTGCCCTAATGGATATTGTCGATTTATATATATTGAGGATTTTATATAATGATCGTGGAACAAAAATTGGCAACATCGCCTTAGCGGTTCATCTGTCGCAACCTTCTATTTCACAACGCATAAAAAAAATAGAAGGCGCATTAGGTAAAAAAATCATTGAACGTGACGGTCGTTATGTCAAACTGACCGCGTTTGGAATTGCCGCTTGCGCGAAGTCTGTTCAATCTTTAAACACGCTCGAAGAAATAAAGGATATCGTCAATGCTTAAATTTTTTATCGCATCGCTTTTTATGGTTTCGTTTCCAGCATACGGTTATAAAATCATCGGTCGGCCAGAAATCAATACCGTTTCTGGTATCAAGGGAACTGGATATCTTGGCCGTCGGTTCGACATCAACGCAATCCCCTACGACAACAAAGCCGTTAACGCCGATGATCTTCCTCTTTCGTTTGATTCGCGTGAAGTGCAAGCGATGCCGGAAATTAGGGACCAAGGCAATTGTGGCTCATGTTGGGCATTTGCTGCGACTCGCGCCCTAGAAATTTCACTCGCAAAATCTAGCGGCAACGTACTTGATTTGTCAGAGCAAGAAATGGTTTCCTGCGAAACTTCAGCCTACAAGTGCGAAGGCGGTTTTATGGAATCGGCAAAATTTCTGTTAAAAGGAATCGCCTCCGAAGAATCCTGGCCGTATGCCGCAAAAAGTCTTAGGTGTAAAAAACTGCCTAAAGCTGCCAAGGCTGTAAAAATGAAATTGCTTGGTTCTGAAGAAAAACAGCCGACCGTCGAACAAATCAAATCAGCCATCCTTAATTACGGTTCTGCCTTTGTGACCGTGGCTGTTGGCAATACCGGCTGGTCTGGAGCAACCGGAGAAATCAAAGGTAAAGGATGCGACAATGAAGCGACAAATCACATGGTTGTTGTCGTCGGCTGGACGTTTGAAGATCAATGGATCATGGGCAATTCTTGGGGTCAGGAATGGGGAAATAAAGGCCACGCTCTGATTAAATTCGGATGCGCGAACATCGGCGAAGAAGCTGGATATGTTGTTGCAGGTGATCTACTGTAAAAGCAAACAGTGACCTTGATCGGTCGATGTTTGTTTTCGGAAAGGCTCGGCATTGCTCAGGCAGTGCCGGGTTTTTTTCTGGCTGCGTCGGCAGGGTTCGAACCTACAACCTCATGATTAACAGTCACGCGCTCTGCCAGTTGAGCTACGACGCAAGAAAATCGGGGGATTCAATCCCCCGTTGCCGCGCAAAAAAGCTGACCGGCAAAATTAAGTATAAACTAGGAAATCTTGGACATCAATTTCATTGCTAATTCCATGCCCAGATTCGCCAGTTCTTTCAGTTCTTCCGCGTCGTAATCGGACGCTTCTTCCCTGAGTTTGTCCAAGCCACTAAATCCTGGCCTTAGATCGGAAATCAATTTTGGGACGTATCGCAGGTCGAGAAGGCTGACCTTCCCATCTGCCATAATTTTAGAGAAATCATCGACTGCGCTAATCAACGAGACTAGAAGTTCTTTGCTTTCTTTTATGTCGGCCATTGATCCACCCTATTTTTGATAGTTCTATATCGCGGATTCTAATTTCGTGATCTTCAATCGTATCATTTTGCTTTTTATTTTCGAAACTAATTTCTTGTTGAAGCAGTTTTATTGAAATTGAAAGGTCTGTGATTTGCCTCAAAATTTGCCGAATCGTTACGAACGTCATGCCTAAAAGAGACCCCGCAACCGGAAAGAGTAGGTTATCAATAAATGATTTTATCAATTCCATTTTTTTGACCGCCATAAAAAAGAAAGGGACCAGAAAAAAATCTAGTCCCTTTCAGTATCTCACCGGAATAAATCAGCCAGCTACAAAGCCTGCACCGCTCGTAATAAGAACCGTCCAAGGCCCATCAACCGGGTTTTCAAAACCAATACCCGACAAAATGACAGTGTTTATGTCATAGCGAAGAACATCATCAACATAAACCGTTCGACCGGAATAATCATAAATTTGAACCATCACATTTTTAGTTCCGAAATTATGTTCACAGGTTTTTGTGTCGCCCGTAGTCCAGCTAAAATACATTCCAGAAACAACCGGCGCGGGAACGATCAAATCAGACAATTGTTGCAAGGTCGCTTGTTTTGGATTTTCGGAGTCGCTAACGTCGCCCCAGATGAATTTGTCTGTTAATTCCAAAGGATCAAAGCTAATCGACAGATTGTTGAAGGCCAAATTAAGAGAAATGTCTCCGGTATATCCACTGCCGTCAGAAACCGCCAAACCGCCGTTTCCGGTCGCAGCAATATAGCGCAAACCCGGAAGTTGAGTTCCGTTTACCCGAACAACCATCACACCAATTGCTGTAGGATCGATACCGGAAGTAACGCCTGTCAAGATTTCCGCAAGCGGCTGATAGCCTTCGGCGACTTGCGCCTCCGAAATCAATGCACAATCAACATCAACTGCCGGAAGTTCGATAACTCGATCGGCAGTGTAGGTAACTGTCTGATTCGGAAGAAGTGTTTGATCGTAGCCATTTTTGCGGAACAAAATAGAAACGAGACGTTGAAATGATCCAAACATTTTCATTTTTGACGGAGTAGCAGGCATTTGTTTTCCTTCCTTTTAATTAAATTTATTAAGCAATTTTTTGAACGAGAACGCGCCAGCCCGTACCAGATGGCGGTGCTTCTGAAGCAAGCAATTGGATGCTGTTTCCGTTAACGCGGTACATCTGGTCAATCATGATCGAGTCTTTGGTTGCAACATCATAGAGCTGAACCATGATATCTTCCGAACCAAGGTTGTGCGTAATAACAATCGAAGTTTCGTCGTTATCCCAAGTTTCAGCATAACCATACGCGCCTGGCCCGATAAGTGCGGCCAAGTCTGAAATGGTTACAGCGCGAGGAGCACCACCGTCAGCAACTTTACCGAACATCAAGAGGTCAGACAAAAGTGGGGTATACATATCCAAGTTAGCAAAATCAATCGACAGACTTGGGTTTCCGGCTACGCCGTCGCCGTTGGTGACGCTAAGGCCACCAAAACCAGGGGCTCCGATGCTTCTAGCAAGCGTTCCGTAGTTCGCTGGATCACTAACGAT